GCAACCTTTACTTTGCGGGTTGTCGTAGAGACATCCTGCACCGAGTTGCTAAGTGTTTTTTGTTCAAAGTATCTTTTCATATTCAATATTTTGGGAGGGTTGACCCTGGTTATTATTTCATGATTCCGCAGTATTGGCCGTAGCCGATCAAGCTCCTCCCCTGTTTATTAATCTACCTCTGCTATCTCTTTTAGGTACAACAATCCAACTACATCTGCAATTTATGACCATTCCTGCCGAACCGCCCGGAGCTAAAGGATATTCAATCTGCTCTTTGCTCCTTGGGTCCACAAAGTTGTCGTAAAAGTCCACCACCTGACCATCCATGTGATAATGGTCTTTAGGTTGCTCAGGCTTAAAACCTCTGGTCCTTGTGTCTCTAAATGCAATCCATTCTTTGACCATTTCGTAGTTAAATGACTTAGCCGATGCTTTTACCCCAGTATTGGCAGCCCTTCCAACCTCTGTTGTGATAATCCGCTCCGCTTGCATGGCAGTAAAGCCAGACTCTTGAAACAGCTTAACAATCTCATCGACCGTTAACTCTTTAGAGATTGAGGATTGCAATACTAGGATTAAGTGATTCCTAAGTGTCTCTGAGGTCTTAACAACGGCATATTGCAGTAGGGTCCTTTCAAGCTCATCCATTACAAACTTTGCCCACTCCTCTGACCTGCCTATCCCCTTTTGCCCAGCCTCTCTACGGATTAACTTGTAGGTCTGATTAGCCCAGTACACCCCAACTGACTTGTAAATCGCCTCAATGGGTTTGTAAAGCTCATCATTCCAAAGCATTGTCCGTAAGTCCACCAAAGCCTGTCTTGGACCACGTTTCTTAATTGTACCTATCAAAGAGCTGACAACCTTATCCAGTTGTCTTTTGACTTTAGGATAGTGAGTCTTGCCGAATTTGCGGTTTGTGTTCGCAAACTGCTTCGCATACTCTGTTCTCTCCTTGTCTGTCATTCATCAACCTATTTTTTAAGGCTAATCTCTTAGCCTCCATTTTAGCTTTTAGCAAGGCGCAGCACTTTTCCTTTTTGGTTATAGGATAAGTTCTGTATACCTCACTCATTATCGAGGTCATCCTCTGTGTCGTTTTCCTCAGTTTCGTTGATATCGCTCAGGTCCATGTTTGGGGCTTCGTACTCGCTAAATGGCATACCATCTTGCGTAGTTATCCAAGGCTCATCAAAAATGGGATTCTCTATTCTCTCTAAACCTAAAAGCATTCTTTGCTCATTTGGACTAAGGGCTTTAAGGTCTTTAATCCATCCTGATTTTTCGACTACATCCTCTTGCAGTTCTGTAAAGACAGTATGGTCAAAGTCAATGTAAACATTCTGGCCCTTATATCCCCAGTCTGTTTGTAGCTTTCTGTTAAAGTGGTTACGGAACGAAACCAACTGAGGCATCGCACAACGCGTTGTAAGGGCCTTTTCAGCCTCTCTGACGTTGTTATAGGTCGAGGACTCAGAATCACCCACCAACTGGCTGGGCACCCCATAAACAGAGCTGAATCGCTTTAAATCCCATTTCTCAGAGTCAATGATAGATAGCTCTACCGGATTAAGCCCAACAGACTGCCATCCCATCTTGTAACCAGAGACACCAATGCGGCCCCAATTCTCTGATCCTACCCATTCGCCTTTGCCTACGAGTTTACTCTTAATAGCTTCTACCTGCTTTCTTGTATCGGCCACATCTACACCGCCATTCATGACTCTTGGGTCATCGACATAAAGGACACCCTTTACCCCTTGATTTTCGAGCATGGCAGCACTAGCCTTTATAGCCGAGTTAGACCTACTTAATCTACGCAAAGCAGATTTAAGAGGACTCATACCATAAAGGTGCGCCCCATTTATATCCCAGTCGTAGTTTTGATACTTATCGTGTAAGACTTGGCTTTTAGGGAATAAAGCATTAGACAGGACTGGTATCATGTATCCCTCTTCAACGATGGGGAACATATTAGTCGAGGCAATGATATTTACCTCTTGGTAGGGTAGATTATGCAACTGATAAGGCTTGCCCTGATTGGCTCCCATGTCTAGCATCTGAGCCCAAACACAGCGGCCACCAGTTATCAGCTTATATCCAGTAGAGTTAGCGACTAGGTCCTGAAAGGTCTCGTAGTCGTTAGGGTATCGTAAAAGCTCAGTAAGTCTATCAACATAAATAGGCTCTAAGGCTTTTTTCTTATAGCCCATTGCCTTTTGAAAGTCCTCGGTAGAGATGTCTTTTTTTCTCATTAATCCCTGATACGACTTGAAGGCAGCCTCATCGACAACCTTGTAGGTGGTCCAATCGGGCAGCTTTACCTTGTCTGTAATCAGGGTTATTGTCGAGTAGAGGATATCATTAACCTGATAACCGTCTCTTATGTAGTTAGTTCTGTTATCGCTGATGCCAACAAAAGTGCCACCAGTTACCTGATAGGAAGCAAAAGGCTGCCCTATCGGCATCATCGGCACCGCTTTCTTTGTTAACGCATCCCACGCATCTTTTATTCTACCCACTTTCTTTATTTTAAGATATTACAGATTTCCAAACCTTGTTAGTCAATACAGCACTTATTGTTTGTTGACTAACATTCAAGATATCCGCAATAACATTTTGTCGTAATCCAAATTCTCTTAATCTAAATACATCTCTTATGGCTGTATTCGATAACTTAGAAAATCCGTTTTTTTCGCCTATACTTGGTTTTCCTAAACCCATTTTCCAAGCATGTTGAATATTTTGCTTATGTGTAACATATTCTAAATTAGTAATATCATTATTTAGCTTATTGCCGTCTTTATGATTAATTACCAAATTTTCTGGTCTTGGCCCTAAATATGTTTCCGCTACTAATGTATGAATAGGCTTTGTGATTCTTTTATTATTATGTGTTATTATAACACTTAAATATCCGCAACTATTTATGCCCGGCTTTAACTTAACACCCTTTTTTATAAACCAACAATTATTCGTTTTTTGATATGTTAGTTTATCCAATGACCTGATTTCACCGTTAGGAGAAACCTCGTAATTAGTATCTTTATATTTTTCCCACATATATTACCAAGCCAAAATTTGAAAGTTGGGCTTGTTTAGTTTCGTGTAAATTGCATACCGCATCGCATCGCACAGGTGATCCCACATCTTGACTGGTTGCTCGTCTGCATGAACCTTGCCATCTTTGTCAACCTTCCACTTGTAGGACCTAATCTCTTTAATTAGGTTCGTGCTATCAGGTGTAACGACTAAAGGCTGGCTTTTTACCTTTTGGATGCCAGCATAGACATCCTTCTCGGCTGGCTTGGCATTGTACCCAGCTCTAACCAGTTCCTCAATAGTCTTAGGCTCGGCAGCATCACAGTAAATCTCATCGGACCTCTTGATGTTTAGTACCTTTAGCCTTTCTATTAAATCGGTGGTGGTTAGCTTAGTTTCGTAAAGCATTTCCTTGACAAAGGTTTGTTTCTCGTGAAACCCCACCTTGACTAAAGCAGTCGGAACTGAATAGCCAAAGTCTAAGCCATAAACCGTTTCGCATTCATCCGGGAACTGACCTTGCCGCCAATGGGTATAAATAATCTCTGAGGACTTACCCCTTTCTCCCAACCCAAAGACCTTCCAAAGATTCTCATCTGCATCTTTCAGACTTTCAATCTCAGCTACCTGCTCACTTGGCAGGAATGGATTGTCTTTGTAGGTTGAATGGATTAAGAGGTTAGTTTCTCTATCAGCGACATCGTACACCCAACTCATCTCATCGACTGGGTTAAAGTCTAAAAAGATGGTTTGCTTGGTTCTTAGAGCTAACTGCTGGTAAATAGAGTGGGGCAATAGATTTGCCTCGTTTATATATAGTATGTCTCGCCCTGGTCCTCTAACCTTGCCCGAGTCCTCAGCCCCAAAGAACTCTATATAAGAGCCATTAGGGTAGTGATAGACATTGTCGGTCTTGTTAAAATTGTCATCTGAGTAGATACCAGCATCTTCGAGTATCTTTAAGATATCTCGCCTAGCACCCCTTTTCAAATGGGGTAAGGATGGACTAACCACCGAAATCGTTACTTTTTCCTTGTGCGGTATGTAAAGAGCTAAAAGTTGTGAAATTGAATAAGTCTTACCAGATCGAGTAGAGCCTTGGTTGGCTATTACCCTAAATCTTTTTGCCTGATAGGCTAGTAAGTTTCTTTCAAAGACACTTGTATATCGAATATCAACTTGTCTCATTGGCTGGCTTGAATACTATGTTAATGCCGCCATCAACCTTAATATCTTGCTCGCCTTTTTCTTTCTGACCTAACCTTTGCTTGCCTAACCAAATAAGCATAGCCCGGTCTTTATCTTTGATTGCTGCATCAAATTGGACCTTCCTTAAAAGGCTTTCTCCTGATGCTTGCTTTTCTTGCTTAAATGCCACAAAATCGACCCCTAAATCCGACTTACATCGTTGATACAGAGTGTTTTCGTGGATACCGAGGTGTGCGGCTACTTCTACTCCAGAGCATCCTGCCATAAGGTATTCGCCTACAACATCCCAGTCTATGGTGGTGAGTGATGACATTACTTCTTTTTCTTAGCCATCTTAGGGAGTTTCTTGCCTTTGGAGGCTTTATTCCACTCCTCCACATTAACTCCTTGCTTTTCGAGCTTTTTCTTGTTAATGTTAAAGAAAGCTGCTTGGGCTCTTGATTTGTACGGCATAAGTAAAAAAGCCCACAACCCCGAAAGATTGTAGGCTCGTTGATTTTTTACCCTTTATTCACCCCCTAATATACGAAAATTTATTGAAACTGCCAAATCTAAGTGTTATAACTTATCAACATCTGAACCCCATCGACTAAGTATGCGGACCAATTCAAGCATGATTCCTTGCCCTCCGGGTGTTTTTAGGGGATGGACCCCATCTAGGCACTTGACCTCTAAAGATGCATCTGCCGGACAAAATAAGTGTTTTGCCTTACATAACATAGGAATATCCCATGCCGAGTCTCCAATGGCTATTTGGTAGTCAAAAGGGATAGTCTCTTTATTTCGTATGATGTGCAATTGAGCCCCAGACCTGCGTAGGTATTGCTCTGCTCCAGGCCAACTGCTTGCGGTTACTAAGTGGACCTGATAGCCCATAGAGATTAGCTCCTTTATCGCCCCGATGTCTTTGTTATTAAAGGACTTAATAATGTTTCCCTTATGGTCAACCCAGATTTTGCCATCTGTTAAGCAGCCATCTATATCGCAACAAATAACCATGTTTTACTTTTTTACTATCCAATAATACCAATCCCGACCTAAAAGATGTACGGTAGCAAACTTATGGGGAGGCCATGCAATAAATGTTTTGTCCTTTTTGCCTAAGATAACCATACAGCCATCATCATCTAAAGAGATATCCCATTGATGGAAGCCTTGCCAGTTTTCATGGGTTGCCTCGTTAAAAAACCCTTGCACGATTAGATACCCTCCAGGCCTTACAGCTTGCAATAAACATTCTAGGGCCTTTCTAGGCTCTTGGGTATGGTCTAAGGCATTGGATATGTGAACTATGTCAAATTCGTTTTTGTAGGTCAGTTCCTCGGCTGGGTAGGGTAGTGGGGCTACTAGCTTGTGTCTCTCAAAGTCAAAGACTAGCTTGTAAAGGTCTCCCAAAGGGTCGCAAGGGGTTACATTTACTAATCCATTTAGTATTGAGCAGACCCCTGAGCCCACATCTAATACTTTCTGATTTGGTACAGATAATATAAAGTCTGCCACCTCTTTGTTCAGCTCGGGTGTTTTTACTTTCTTTACCCAGCCTTGTAAAAAACGGTCTGTCTTTACAAAACCTTGCCAGAAAGCTAATTCATGATAGATTCCATGTAGTTCTAAAGTTGTCATTTTGTTTTATTTAGGCCATAAATCTTGTTGCCAGTTTTTACCCCATTTTTGCAGCATGTGTCTTTGACTGATTGGGGTCCAGTAGTTTCTGAGCTGCTTTCTGAGCTGACCGATGGGATGCTCTTTTTTATTCCTTAAATAAGTATGCCCGATGACTTGGCTATGAAGCACCCCCACCCTTTTAGGCTTGACCCGATGACACCAGTCAAGGTCCATGTAATAATAAGGCAGCATTTCGTCTAAGGGGTTTAAGTTAAAGGCCTCTGCATTAATCATCGGGGCAGTCCATTCGATAAAAGGGGTCTCTTTGGGTTCGTGTCCGTTAGGCCATTGGAATCTATGATCAGAGGTAGGCATAGCCGGATGGATGCCAGCCCAGCCTAATGTCTCGCAAGCCATTGCTAACTCATAAGGCATCTGAGGCTTAAAGGTTACATTTGAAACAAACCAATAGTAATCCGCCTCTTTGTTTTTGGTTATAATAGTATTGTAAGCCCTTGACATATTTCCTACCCCATCCCGGCTGACTATCTCATAAGGTAACCCAGTTTCCTCAATACACTTTAGGGTCTCTAGCCATTCTGGCTCTAAGTATTCTAAGGCAACGATTAAGATTCTCATTTTAGGGGTGTTAAGTGGACAATAAGGTTTCCATCTTTAGTTTCTATGTGCATGATAGCCCAGAGCTTATCAGTGTAGCCAAACTTATGAGCCTCAGATAGGGTAAAATAGTTTATGAAAGTGTGCTTCCGATAGCATCTTACATGAGTAGGGTCAGCAAACTGCAAGTCTGGGTTTGCCCCTGCTTCTGGGGTTTCTATGTATAAAGCCCCCCCCTTTTGTAGTATTCTATGGCTTTCATTCATAAAGTCTAGTAAGCTATTAAGATGCTCCACCACATGAATAGCAGATATCTCTATCATGCTGTTATCTTTGAAAGGCCAAGGGGTTATATTAAGGTCGTGAACCACATCGACATTGTCAAATGGTCTTACATCTAAAAAAATGTCATTCTCTCTTTTGGCCCAATTAGGACCGCATCCAACTATAAGCTGCATAAGATTTGATTGATTATAGCCATCCAATAATCCCAAGTATAAGTCTGCACATGGGCTTTAATATTCTCAGACCGTTGCTTTAATTGCTCTGGGTTATTTATTGCAAACATGGTGGCATCAAATAACTTGTCATAAGAGTAGCCAGTCTTAAAAGAATTGCTATCATTTAGGTCATCATCCCCCTCAATAATGCCCCGAATCGTTACCGTACCCTTTGTGCCAGCTTCTAAAGGGGCTGTTGATCTTGCATCATACTTGGTAGCCTTAATCATGATGGTTGCCTCATCATATAAACGATTCATAATTTCTAGGCTCGGCTTAGTAAAGTATTCTGTATAGATATTGTCTTTGGCTGCCTGTAATCCAAAACCTTTAATTGTCCAGCCCTTTTCTATTAGGTTTTTGGCTACTTGTACGGCTATCTTTTCGGTGTCTTTAGCCATGTTAGTAGGCTCTGGCGATTCTAGTAAAGCTATTTTGCCCTCTTTTGGTTTATTGCTAATAGAGAAGTCATCTAGATTTACCCCATTGCCTACATAGTGTATCGGGCCCTTTCTTTGGTATTTATTTTGTAAAAACTTGATATTCCACTGGCTTATGGATATCAAAGGGTATTTAGTAGTGTATAAAGCTAAGCAACTATCAAAAAATGATTTGTTGGTTATGTTAAACAGATGCTCCAACATTTGCAAAAAAACCACCTTTTTGGCTGGCTTATCTTTAGCCAATAAAAAAGCCCCATGCGGGCTGGTTATTATCAAAAGGTCTGATTTGTCCAATAAACTAGTAGTATTGACAATCTTGCAAGTTATGGTCATCCAATCGCATCTAACTGGTCCAGCTTGGTTGTATAAGATAACCTTATGCCCAAAAGCCTGCAATCTATTTGCCCATTCGTTAATGACCCTTATGCCACCATGCCGAGAGTTAATGTTCGGGCTTTGTATAAAGATTCTCATTTTTCGTAGATTGACTTATCTGGGTAAAGGTCTTGCATTAATATCTTAAAATCGTTGTTTATAGTATAAGACCCTATTGAGAAAAAGGTCTTGCCCACTAACTTACCTTGCCAAGTGCTTAGATTGTACTGATTGCTCAACTTAAAGTCAGCCATGTATTCAAAGCCGCCCTCCATGTTTCTAGTATAAGCCGATTTAATGACATACTCTTGTCTCCAGTCTAGCTTTAAGAGCTTACCAAACTCGGTCGCATTGTAAACGATAGGCACATGAATATCGGTATAAAGGTCATTACATCCGGGTAGCTTGGCAGTATTTGTGATAGCCCTTTGATACAATCCAGTCGCTTTTTCAGCCCATTGGCTGCACAGACCATCATACCAATACTTAAACTGGTCTACTCTTAGGTCTTTAATTAGAAAGTGGTCATCATTCCAAAAGATAAAATCGGGAGTATTTGTCATCTCGCACCCAGTCAGTATCTTTTGAAAGATGCTGAAATTCTTGCGCCCTGGCACATCTGGGATGGGGTAGTGATCGACATTTTTTACCCATTTAGGTCTTTGACCTATTAATAAAATGCGACCAGTGTGGCCTTTTAGGTGCTTGTCAATCGACCTTAGGGCATACCTCAGCTCGTTGTCCATCCACCGGCTGCCAGTTCCCAAAGCTATCACGATATCCATTGAATTTGCTTAAAATGTGATACTTTACTGCATTTGTCAAGTTTCCGAACTCGTTGTTAATCAATTGAATCTGCTCTAATGTTAGGTAAGCTGATACCATTCGCACCTTTAGATGTGCAGGCTTTGGCTTACGACCTCGTTTCTGCTTTTCCATATCACAAATATACGCGATTAAAAATAAATTAAAAATATTTTTGGTTAATGTGTAAAAGTGTATTATCTTGCATCCATAACCAAACGATTTAACAATGAAAACTTACAATTTAACAAGCACTACAAAAGGTTTAATGAATGAAACGATTTATTCTTACAAATCAGATGACAAAGGACTTGCATTTTGTATGCATCCGAAAAAAGCATTTTCTTTTGTATTGTATAGTCGCACCCCTAACATGACAAAAAAAGAGATTAATACTTTTTTTGATACTTGGATGCAAACTGCCATCGGACCATCTGCCGAATTTAACGATAGAATCAAAACCATACAAATTGCCTAATTATGAAAGCACCAATTAAACTTTTACTCGCTTTATTAGCGATTGCCTATGTGATAGGCCTTTTACAAGACACCATTTGCCAATAATCAAAAACAAAAGCCATGACAATTACAATTATTACATCCAAAGACAGAGCCATCCACATTTTTGAATCTGGACAAGGCTATTATCAAGCAGAACTATTTGAACCAGCCGACAAGATGTACTCAGACCAAACTGGAGTCCGTTTAACATTTAAGGAGTGGATGGATGCCGAAGCAATTGCCCTTATTATGTTTCACACCGGAGTATCTTATGGACTTGAATCAGGCATCAAAGTATTTACCCCTACTTATAAACCTAACCAATATAAGGTAAATGATATTATGGGTTTAGCCCATGATTGATGGCAAGCAATAGGTAAACCAACCCCTGAATTTCTATTCGGGGGGCATTTTTTTAACCCTTAAATTCACCACATGAAAACAACTTACCCCACCCACCCGATGCGAGACTACAACGAATGGATTGCAGCGGTTCACAACTATTTTAGAATGACAGCAGCAGAGTATGTTAGAAACAAGTATATCAGACAATTTACCCCTTTTCGTATTGACTCAGATGGCAAAGGTTACTACCTTGTCGGAGATGAGAAAATACCAGCAAAAGAGTTTGAACGCAAATTCCCCTTACCTTTATTTGTAAATAAAAACGAGGAGAACCCAAACAACTTGGGCTCTATGTTATCCGAAACGATTTAATAAACCCACCATGTCAAACGATTTAATCACCTACGATCTGGCGCAGCCAGCACAATCCTTGCAACTAGCAAGCGAACTCAAACGATTTGTAAAAGAGCAAAAGCTTACCGTAAACATCAAAGGCAAGGAATATCCCTTAGTGGAGTCCTGGCAATGGGCGGGAGCGCAGCTCGGCCTTTACCCTCAGTTGAATTACATCTCTAATCACTCGACCGACACAGAGGTTAAGTACTTAGCGGAGGTGAATATCTGCAAATGGGGCACTAACGAGGTTATCTCTAAAGGTGTTGCCATCTGCTCTAATAAAGAGGCCAACAAAAGGCAATGGGATGAGTATGCTATCTTATCCATGGCTCAGACTAGAGCCACAGGCAAAGCCTTTAGGAATCTTATTAGCTGGCTTATGAAAGCGGCTGGCTTTGAGGCTACACCTGCCGAGGAGATGGATTTTAATAAAGTAGCAGAAGATGGTCCCACTATGGATGAGAAGTTTATCTTACTTAACCTTATCGGCCATACAGACCTATCCGATGATGAGGCTATCTTGGCTCAAGAGGCCATTACTAACTGCCCAGACTATAAGACCTACCAAAAGTTGCAGCATCGCTTAGAGGCTCGCAAAAAGCCGATTGACCAAATAGTTAATCCCTCACAAAAGGACATCTCCAAACACCTTAAAAAGACAGTAAAATGAGAATAGCTACCACAACCGATTTAAGCCTATTTGAGACCACTAAATCCGAAAGGCAGGATTTTGCCCAAAGTGTCATAAATAGCCTAAAAGAGGGCTTTATAGACCCTCTAAAGGTACATTTGCAAGTAAAATGCTTGGAGGACCTAATAAAGCAGATAACAAGCCACCCAGAATATAAAGACTTGGCCTTAGATGAGGCTAGTAAGCATGGCAAGTCCTTTGAGTTACACAATGCCAAATTTGAGATTAAAGAGGCTGGAGTTAAGTATGATTACTCTAATTGTGGCGATCCGGTATATAATGAGCTTGCTCAAAAGATGGCAGAATTAGAGAAAGAGATAAAGGACCGCCAAGCCTTTTTAAAGGCAGTAAAGCCTGGCACAGAGATATTAGTAGAGGATGAGGTCGTTATTCTTTACCCCCCAGTTAAGACATCCACAACATCTATAACCGTAAATCTAAAGTAAAATGAGCTACAAAATGGCAGCCGCAATCAGTCAAAAGCAACTTGACAAAAAGTTTCCCCAAGGGATTAGGGTATTTGCACCCAGAGAAAATGCCCCCTCGTTTGTAAAAGGTCAAATTATTATCACACCAAATGACCTATTCCAATGGCTTAAAGACAATCCAGACCTCTTAACGGATTATCAAGGTAACAAGCAGCTAAAGATTAGTATTTTGGAACGCAAAGATGGTGGCGGTTGGAATACCGTAGTTGACACTTACAAACCACAAAGCAATGGACCAGATAAGGACCTCCCTTTCTAAGATGCAGGCCTACTTAGAGACCCCTATTGGACATGAACCCAATCAGCTTTTAGAACGGATTGAGTATCTACTGATAATGGTCGCTAAGTCAGGCCAGCTACTAGCAGAGGCTAAATTAGCCCAAGATCAAATAATTAACCAAGGATTACTGCAAGCTATGGAGCAGGGGTTAGATAAAAGACTAAGCCCCTCTCTTATTACTAAGTTTGTAGGCACAAATGCTAAAGAGGTTAACTATTTAGTCAACTGGGCTGACCGGGTCAATGCATCTGCAACCCATCAATTAGATGCTATCAGAACCATTGTATCGTATCGTAAAGCCGAAATGAATCTATGAGAAAGGTTACCTTACCACGACTGACAGAGAAAGCCCAAAAGGTCTTTAATGCTTATATCAGGCAAAGAGATTCTAAAGACGGATATTTTACTTGTATCAGTTGTTTTAAGACCTTGCCAGTAGAGTCCATGAACGCTGGGCACTATGTACCAGTCAAAGGTGGGTCTTTTCTTAGGTTTCATGAGGACAATGTCAACGGAGAATGTCAACGATGCAATGGCTTTGATGAGTTTCACTTGGTTGGTTACCGCAAGCACCTACTCTTAAAGATTGGCAAAAAAAGGGTAGAGTGGCTAGAAAATAACCGAAATAAGGTCCACAAATGGGATAGAGCAGATTTAGAGGACATCATTACTCTTTACACCACACTACTAAAAACAGCAAAAGATGGAACTAGTAATAACCTACCGTTTTAAGTGGAATGGACAATACATAGGGATATTAAGTAAAAATAACCCCACAATCCGGACCACTTTATTTCCCCAGCATGCAATCCACCACACAGAAGATGAGCTTGCCTGGGTATGCGAGAAACTATCCAGACATGGCTTTGATTACACATATGAAAAACTTACCCATTTATATTCACCCATAAAAAACCACAGACATGACACAAACAGAAAGAATCTTGATTTATCTTAAATCAGGTAAACAAATTACCGCCATTGATGCCTTAAACAAGTTTGGCTGTTTTAGATTAGCCGCCAGAATTGCTGACCTTAGAAACCAAGGGCATACAATCTGGACTAATTACATTACTAAAGACAATAAAACTTTTGCAGCTTACAAACTTAGCAAATGACACATGGATCATTATTTAGTGGGATTGGGGGCTTTGACCTTGCCGCTGAGTGGATGGGCTGGGAGAATAAGTTTCATTGCGAATGGAACCAATTTGGTCAAAAGGTCCTCAAATACTATTGGCCCGAATCAGAACTATTTACTGACATAACAAAATCAGATTTTACTAAGTATGCAAACCAAATTGATGTTCTCACCGGAGGATTCCCATGCCAACCATACTCAATGGCAGGAAAGCGACTTGGCAAAGAGGATGACCGCCACCTCTGGCCAGAAATGCTTAGAGTCATTAGAGAAGTTAAGCCCAGATGGGTCATTGGCGAGAATGTTCTCGGGCTTGTTAATTGGAATGGAGGGCTGGTATTCCACGAAGTGCAAACTGACTTGGAAGCTCAAGGGTACGAAGTATGGCCGTATGTATTGCCAGCTGTATCCGTCAACGCTCCCCACAGAAGAGACCGAATATGGTTTGTTGCCCACTCCAAAAGCAATGGATGGAATGGCAGAGAATGTCAACAGCGGGAAGGAATTGAAACTAATCAACGGAAGTTTTGTGAACATACGACCAAAGGATGGGATGAGATTTGGCCCCAGTCTAAACGACATAGCAAAGGCCAATCTTTTATTAACTCCAACAGCGATGGATTCAACCAATGCGACAGCAACAATGAAATCAAGCCAAGTCAAGGAGGGTTCAATGCACTCAGTAACATTAACAAGGGCAATGGCAATGGGGATGTTGCCAACACCAAGAGCTTGCGAATCAATAGAAAGGAGGAACATGAAAACAATAGTGGACAAGGTGGAAAACGGAGGGGATGTGACCTTAACAACATTAGCGAAATACAAAGGAGGGATTTTGTTGCCAACACCAACTGCACAAATAGTCAAACACGGACACAGCGAAAAATATTGGAACAACAGAATAGGCAAAAGACAAATGGATATAGCAATGTGGAACGCAGAAACCAATGGCAAAACTTCCCAACTGTCTCCCCAATTTGTAATGGAGATGATGGGCTTTCCGACAGATTGGACTCTATTACCTTTTCTAAATGGAGAAACGAATCAATCAAAGCTGGAGGAAACGCAATAGTTCCCCAAGTAGTTTATCAAATATTCAAAACCATAGAACTTTATGAACACCAGAGAGCAAGCGATTCAACTAGTCCAGGCAGCATGTGATTTTTACGGCATAACCTTACAGCAACTGCAAAGTCTAAGAGGCCGTAATCACTTTAAGATATGCAAAGATCAAGATGGCAATGTTGTTAGAATAGCTGAGATTAGAATGGCTTTATCGTACTTTATCTATCGCCATTGTCCTATGAAGCTAACCGAGATAGCCCCATTAGTAGGATATAAGGATCATTCTACCATGAGTACTTATAGGTCTAGAATAGAAAGTTACATTGAAACTGAAGACCCTAAATTTTTTCCTTATTATTTGAAAGTCATAGACTTAGCAAGTGATTTGGAGATATCTATGCGGATGACAAGGGTCCGGTCTTACTCAGATATCTTATTTGTCGACCATTTAGGCAAAATAAATTTGGCAGTTTGATATTTTTTTCGTATATTTGTATTAACAAAGGTCAGCCACTTTTTAAGTGCTTTGTTTAGTAAAGAGTATATTAACCCATTGGGGTGCGGCCGCTGACGCCAATCCTCAGTGGGTTTTTTATTTAGCAACATTAACGACCATGATGGCCTTGTAGGTAGATAGTGGTCCAGAAGTCGGGTTGGTAGGTTCAAATAGAGCTGAGATTGTCCCCGATAGTTGCAAAAATAATAGTTCTATAAGGTATTGGCTTAGTGATTAAAGAGAGAGTGTCCGACTGCATCTTGCCAAAGTGGTGCAGATAATACAGGGGGTCCGCCCGATTGTGGGTTCATTAAGATTGCGATAGGATCGGCATAATCCGAACGACTACAATACTGAAATGAATTATTAAAATAAAAAAAGGAATAACACCCTTATAGGGTATATTATGTCTTTTCGTTTAAGTAAATAATCTATGAAAAGTATAGAAGCAAGAGCAGCAGACTTTAAGAGAGCAATAGAACCCTTTGCCTTTACAGAGCAAATGAAACAAGAGTTCTACGACTATTGGTCAGAGCCTAATAAGTCAAATACCAAGATGAGATTTGAGCAAGAAACAACCTGGGACCTAGGTAGGAGACTAGCCAGATGGGCTAACAATAACAAGGATAGGCATAACCTACAAAAGACCCCAACTGGTTACAGACCAATCCAAGAGGCTAAAGTGCCAGAGACAGACTTAGAGAAGCTAGACTATGACTTAATGATGTATAAGCTGAACTTTGAGAAAGTCCCTTTTAACCAGATGGATAAGTGGTACGACTATCTAAAGTCAAATAAGATGCTCAAACGATTTGGCAAAGATGATATTGATATTCTAAGAGCTGCTTATGGGGATGATAACCAAAAGTGCCGATGTGCCTGTGTGCAATGGACCTTTGATTGGTTGATTATGTTAGGCAGAAACTTTACATGGCTAAAATCTCAATTATGATAGAATCTGGATTATTAGTATTAACCGCCTTTATCTCAGGCATAATCATTGGCTATGCAGTCGCCTATGTACGATATACGGAAGATGATTGCCTTTGAGGTTCTACAACCAGCCCTAAAAGCTGCTAAAGAATCTGAGACAACCTTTGAAGCCTTAATTAATTTAGGCACCACTAGCCGAGTTATTAATGAGTGCTTACTAGACTGCTATATGGGTCTTACAAGGCTAGAGGACTTGCCTAAATCAGAGAAGCTAGATCTTTGGAACTATGCAAAAGAAAAGTGGCCTAACGCCACTAGAGAGGAACTAAAGGACAAATGCCTTTACATTTATATTCTGGGCAACCTATTTCAGCTCGACAAACCTGAAACCCATTTGCCAAAGGAATCTGGCAGTCTTAGATGATTCCTTTCTGACCTTGGTCTCAGACCAATCCGGGTGCTTTAAGTGAAAGTGCTCATGAAGTAAATAAAGCAGATATCTATAACCAGATAAAGTCGGATCGATGCTAATTTTATTATCAGCCATCCAAGCTATGCCCCAGGCTTGCTCTCTGCCCAATTTACGATGCTCTACCTTATGTGGATTGGTTATCTTAGGAGCCATAGCAGCCCCCTTCGTAAATTTCGTAAAGTGCCTGATGGGTAATATGTAAAGCCAGCTTACGGATATGCCTAATCATGGTGGCCTCATCATCAGATAATAAGGCTAAATCCATATCCTCAATGACCCCCATAGCCTGAGCGCATGCTTGGATATCATCATGAGGGGTCGGATCAAAGGTTAATAGTCCGTCTTGATTCGTGGTATTCCTTTCTTGCGGCTCCATTCTATTATATCTTTTTCTACCTCTTTGCGACTTTCTGCTCTATACTTATCGCATAATGGCTCTAATATATTTAACCTCTCAATCGGAGGCAGTTGCTTTAATAACTCTTGGACTTGCTTTTTGATGATGGGTGCGTTTTTGTGTGTCATAATACTTGACCTTTCCAGATTCTTTTGTTTCTTACCTCAAATTCTTTAGTGCCATGTAAATCTATTAAGATAAAGCCATGATTCCAACTATTTATCGGCATATATTGGGGATGTAACTCAGATAAACAACCCACCGACCAAGTTGTTACTATCTTACCCTCTATATTCTGTTCAGTGTGCTCTGATGACCTGTGGTGATGGCCGCAAATAGTATTAGCTTTAGCCCTAAGATACAAACCTCTGGCTATATTTACCGGGCTAATGATAGAGCTGGCAAATTCGTGGCCATGCACAATATTCAGCTCATTAGCCTTTATGATTCTTTTGTCAGTAATAAATTTAACCCCTGAGACCCTTTTCTTAATTAGGTTCTCTAGTTCAAAGTCCTCTACCCCTTGCAGCTCCCCTAGCTTTTGCCAGAGATAATGTTGGTATCTCTCATCATGGTTGCCGAACTTAAAGTATATCTGGCAATCTAAAGTCTTTTGAATAACCTCAATAACTTGGCAGCCTATTGATAGCTCGGTAGCAAAATTCTTTTTGCGTGGGTCTTTTAGGAAACGAGATAAGCCATGAAAGTCAAACAAATCACCCCCTAAAATAACTGCATCGGGCTTCTCTTTCTTAGAATAGTCGAGAGCCGCTGTTAGTGCCGGAATGGAATGATAGGGGGCATGGATGTCGAATAGTCCAAGAATTCGTTTGGCCTTGACATGGTAAGGCTCGAAAGTTGACTCATCAGACTCAGGTAACTTGTAAGGATTAAGGGGTCTTGGCCCTTGCTTAT